CCCTCCCCCTCAATTCTGTATGGATGCCATACAAACGGAGATACAGCAGCCGCCGCAAGAGTTATCGGAGGAGTCGTCGTGGGAGGTTCAGTCGTCGGCGGGGAGCTCGCAGCTTTCAGAGTCGGGTGAAGAAAGTTTTGATGAAGACAGCGGAGACGAAGTACTACGACCGAGCTTTGGAGAATCACCAACTGTACCACAACCTCGGTTCAAATATCGGCGGTCTGGTTCCTCTAACTATCACAGCTATTCCACAGTTTTTCAACCCGTGGGCGTTCATAGCTCAGGGTACCAACCGGTTCAATCGGATTGGGGACAAGATTACCCCTCGTGGGATGAGCCTCAAGCTGTATCTAGCCAACAAGCAGGATCGGGGCAACACCAAGATTCGCATCATTGTTGCAGTACTACCTAAGCTGGTGAATGGGATTATTACAACAGCTCAGTTTGATCCTTTTCAGGTTGCTAATTCTGGACTTAATAACAACAACATGCTCAAGTATGCGGACTCTGATGTCGGTGTCAAGTTTCTGTATGACCGAGTACATCGTCTTTCCGGAGCTACATGTTACAATGGTGTTAATGGCGAGGAGCAGACCAAGATTTTTAAGCTCTGGATTCGTCGCAAGAAAGCACGTGATATTGTTTATAATACAGCAGCATTGGATATTGTCAATAAGCCATTGGCTATCTATGCTATTCCGTATGAACAGTATTCTACTTTGACTACGGACAACATCGCTTCGTTAGCAGGAGAGATGAGACTTTACTACAAGGATGTTTAGAACAATTTTTCCTTTACTTCGTGAGCGACATAGCGGCGCATGATAGCAGCCAGCTGGTCAGCGTCACAGTTAGCCATAAAGATATCCGCCCTGTTGTGGCAGAAGATCTTCTTGGTTCCCGCCGGGATCGATGCAATATCGTAGCGGGCATGGATCTCACGATCGTTAGCCGTATCCAATAAATGAATGATAGCTTCCGCGTGCAAATGCTTGAAACTCATGTCATCAAACACAATACCATCATGCACATCACTGTCAAACAGCTTCAACTTGTCCATATGACTGACCAACAGCGGTGTCTTGAAATGACCAAGGCTCCATTGAGTCTTCCCACTCCCAGCCACCCCCCAAACCAAGTGACTCACAGTCCAGTCCGTAATGGGCTGAAGAACCGTAGTGCTGATCGGATAGGACGCGTTCGAATGTGATTTCACCGCCTGGGCCTTCCAAAAGTTCTCGAAAAACACCACTTTGCTCGAGATCATACTCAGATGGGGACCAATAGCATACATCTCCTTCCTCGTCTTGCACCCCTTCACAAACTCACATGCATCAGTGAATGCTTCCTCTTTAGTCTTAGAGACAATGATCTCACCGTAGACATCAGCATCTTCCTTCTCAACGTATTTAACCTGGTTACGCCAGTGCTCAACCGTCTTAGGGATACTTATGTTAGGATGGTGACCCTCAAAGTCAAAGAAGCGCTCAGACTTAACGTCAGGCTTTATTTTGCACTCAACGCAGCAGTGCGTATGAATGTTACCGTCAGCATGGTGTTCATGGCAGATTTTAACGTTAACTTCTTGCTTAAGCTTAGTGTTAAGAAAGTGATGCAACTCAGGCTTACCGGCCTGAAATTGCGGGTACGTGAGAAAAAACTTACGTGCTGCCAGTCGGAATGGCATTTGGCGTGCCACAATCGATTTCCACGCAGTATATATAGACAAAGGAAAAAAAAAAGCCATTTATGGAAGCTGCAACAAAACCGCACCGTATCGTATTGGCAAAAAAAAAAAAGAGTTTCGCGTGAGCGAGACGTTCCCGGTTCGAACCCCGCCAACCTCTGTCGAATTTTTTTCCGCCGCCGCGCCGCCGCGTGTAGGGTAGGGACCGCTCGCGGTCGAATTTTTTTCCCCCAAGCGGAGCGGCGAGTAGGACCGTTAGGTGGTCGCCCGTACTACACTTGATCTTGCCCTAATGGCCAGAATGGTAGGGTCCTGGTTTGGAAATTCAAAGATTAAATTTTTGGTGGAATGGTGGAAAGGCCCCTATAATATTAAGGGCCTTTTCCCCTCCCCCTCAATTCTGTATGGATGCCATACAAACGGAGATACAGCAGCCGCCGCAAGAGTTATCGGAGGAGTCGTCGTGGGAGGTTCAGTCGTCGGCGGGGAGCTCGCAGCTTTCAGAG